AAGAGAGGTTGCAGAATTGGTAAGGACGGAGGATAATTTCACTACAAGGGTTAGTGCCCCATTCTTTATCGAGTACACGACGACCATTCTTAGCCGCCTGAAGTTCCGAAGCATAGCGGTTAAAGATGCCACGCTCTCCCGAATGACTTTCATAGATGTTGCTCCATTCACGCATAAACTGACCTACGTCTGGCTTAACCTCGTAGACCGCTGAGTTGTTAGCCAATGCACGTTGGCCTTGACCGTCCCACCAGTTACCTGCCTTAGCGTGAGCCATACGGTCATCACCCAAGTCAGACAAAGAGATCATCGCGGAACGACGTACCCCACCAACGACGACAACTTCCCCGATTTTACATAGAATGTCATGGCACTCAAGCGTTGACAGCTTACGACCAGCAGCGCCTCTGAACTTTCCAACAACATACTTGAATAGTTCAACGAGAGGTTCTGGGCCTGACGCGCGTCCACCAAACGTTTTAAGTCGCGTACCAGCTGGACGTACCAAGGAGACATCCCACTTAGGAACTTCACCTGCCCATAGCAAGGCGAGTACTTGTCGCAAGGATTTAGCCCATCCTTCTTTGGAGTCTTTAACGTGAACCACAGTATTAGACTCATAAAGCTTTTCAGGAATCTCAGGTAGTTTGTTGACATATTTTTGCTCTACAGAAAAACCTACTCCTGTACCACATAGCAAGATGTACATAGCTTCGTCGAAGGCTTTAGGGTCATCAATAGGGAGATAGCTACAATTATAGCCAGCAATGTTCTGTCGTTCAAGGGCTTCTCCTGCTGTCATCAAACTTCTCATGCTTGGCATCACATCGAGATTCATCACAGCTTCTTCAAGACGGATACGGAGATCAGCCTCTAGGGTGTAGTTGTGCTTCTCTTTGAGGTGTTTCTCCATAAAGCGGAAGTAACGGGAGACTGTCTCATGCCAGTGCTCTCGACGGCCTTTGTCATCCAAATAACGGCTGTAGCGTGACTTGGCGATGTAGGTCTGATAGGGTGTCATTTTCATTTGTTGTTCTCTTCTTCTTTGTCTAGTTGTTGAATGTACAAAAGGCAACATACAGCGTGTGCCAGATGCGAAAGCCCCGTCTCACTGTCGGCAGGAGATTCCAGCTTGTAGGCGATGATATGGCGCATAGCTGCGTTCCAGTATCGTTCCTCAGCCTGATCTACGTACTTCCAGTTGTCAGGGGCGTACTTTTTGGCCCCAAATTCTAACACTTTTACAACGTCTTGTAAAGCCCCTAGAGGCAATAAACTCCAACGAAGTTTGTCATTGTCATACTTTTTACCTACTTCTTTAGCAGGTTTCTCGGGTAATCCAAGGGAAGCCATATAGTCATCAATCTCTTTAACTGTGGGTTTCATTAGATGAGTACTTTCGTTGTAAGTATTCAATTGACAGGAAAAGCTCATCAAAGTGTCCGTCATTAACCTCGTTCATCACAAGCAGACCACGCCAGTGACGGTTGGAGAGCTGATCCATGTAAGACTCATCGTGAAGGTAATAACTACCCACAACGATAGCAGAGATAGGCTTCCCGTCAGCACGTTTACCATAAGCAACCTGTTTTCCCTGTTGGTGTCCAGCGATGCAAGACATATGAAGCTTGCTGATAATAGCAGCAGGGGAGGCAGCAGGTCTGCCCATAGCCCCCACAGGCCAATAATGATTGAAGCCAACGCCATTAATAAATACTGGGTGGAGAAAAGCATGTACTTCCCAATCTTTATCATATTCTAAGTCCTCAATCGAAATTAAACCTTCAAGCATAGGGTTATTGTTCACAGCCCTGTCGATCCTGTTCTCGTGGTTACCGAGAGTCAAAACCATACGAGGCTTGTACACCTTATGCTTGTCCTCTTTCTGCTTCTTCTGAAGGTCTTTAAGAGGCTTTAAAAGCATCTGCATACCTTCCTTAGCTGATTCTATGTCTTTCTGGTAGCGAAGACCTTCAAAGTACTTGCTACCTTTGACATCATGGCTAGACAAACTAGGCATATCAGCGTGGTCACCCAAGTGGACAACTACATCAGGGCGATAGTCACAGATCGCTTTACCAGCCCAAGCAAGGTGCTCCATTGGAATACCTTCCTTAACCTGAGTGTCTGGAATGACTAAGATTCTCATGGTTTACCTCTTTCTCGGATTGCTTTAGCGTATACCTTACCGTAAAAGTCTGTCGCTGTTGGGCCTAAGCTTGTTTCACAAAGTCCTGCACATGCCTTGCGCTCATGTTGCATACCTAGATCATAAGCGTCCTTAACAAGTTGCTTAATCCGTAGGTCACTAGACGATAGGCCAGCTTCGTTAGCTATGCGGTTAATGTCGTCCAGTAGCAACATCAAGACACTTCCTCAGTGAACATCTGTTTAGCCAAGTCAGGGTCACCATGCTCCTGTTCAGCTTGAATATTCAACTCGTGCATCTTAAAGAACACCTTCTCTTTGATGTCGTAGCCATAGGAAGCCTCCAAGACACCCATGATCTCCCAAAGAACATCGTACCAGCGAGCACCATCTGTCCACTGAAGGTTAGCAGTGTGTGTATGTGCAGGATAATGTTCAACTGCTGGTGTTGTTATTTGAAAGTAAATCTGAGTCAAAGGTTCTTCTTCCATCCAATCATCAAAAATAGCCATACCTTGTTTCTCCTTGTTTATCTGGTGAAAATACTGTTCAAGTGTCATTGAAGTCTCCATCAATCGGGTGATAGACAGCGTACTCTGTCTCAAAGACACCGTTAGGGTACTCTTTAACCACCTTCGTTGTTGTTATGAGTCTACATCCAAGTCTAGGATGGTCAACCACATACAGTTTCAAACATCCGTCCATCCAATCAGGTTTAAACGGTGGGGGTTTGTAGTGTACTGCTATCTTCGCCATGTTGTCCTTCCACCATGTACTTCTTGCCTTCAGCAATACCTCGCTTGATACCTGTCAGGATACCTAGACAAAGAAGAGCTTCCTTTTCCTTCTCGCTCATGTCAAAGCTGAAGTCTGCACTACCGTCAGGGTTCTCACGAATCAATTTTACTTCCATCACTTACTCTCTTTCGTCTTTCTTTGATCCAATGAACAGGTACTTCCTTGTCAGCGTATTGGAATCCATTCTTCTCACACCACTGTGCGTAGGTTGTCCTACTAGCCTTACTTATCTTCTGCTTGCTGTTTGAGAACACGAAGCGGATGTCTAAGTGAGGGTGTTGTCGTTTGATTAGAATGTGCTTCTTACGATCTGCAATTAAGAACCTTCCTTTAGTCTCGATGATGATACCATTGTCAAGCACGAAGTCAGGGGTGTACTCTCGTTCAGTAGCAGGTTGAAGGTAGCGAATCTTCATCTTCTCATACGTGAACTGAGCACCGTTAGCAGTCAAGAACTTTGATGTCTCTTCCTCTAACCCTGACCTGAATCCATGCTTTAGAGCTACTGCCCTTTTGGACATTACTTTTCTAGTTACCATTATTTTGCAATAAGTTGACAAACTTGTTTATTGATGTCAGTAGAACCTTTAACAGCACAAGCTGCTTTTTGAGGATCTACTCCCTTTTCAACCATAGCAATCATTGCTTCATTATCTTTAACATTGGTGTAGTTAGCAAAACCACAGACTGTTGCTATAAGTAAAGTGATTGCAAGAATTGTTTGAGCTACTTCATCCATTTCATTACTCCCAAAATAATGTTTACCATTGACCTGTCTTGTGAAATTGATGGAGGAAGACACCAAAGGCATCGGTGTACTGCTCATCGTGGTTCATGTGACCCATTGTGAACAGAATAGCGTGTACAAGTTCATGGTAGAACGTCTGCAACGTAGTCTGCTCACTCATCCCGTTACGAATCGTAATGGTTTGGTTGTGACAATCGCACTTCCCGAGTTCTGTGAGGTCGTCTGATCCAACGACTCGCCACTCGAAGCCACCGAGTTCAAAGTAGGTGGGAACCACTGTTGGTTGGGTGTTCTTCTTAACCATAGTAGCTGTCCATTTTCTGTAACACGTTCAACGTCACCGTCATAAGCTTTAACACAAGCATCGTACATCTCCCGTTCTGTTTTACAATCAGCTAAGAGCTTTGCAGCCTTAACTGGCCCTATGCCTTTCAAGCCAATGATGTTGTCAACACGATCCCCTGTAAGAATCTGAGAGTAAAAGTTCTTGAGTCCTTCAAACTCAGTGACGTAATACTCTTCCTTCTTTACAAAGTTGTAATGCCAACCTTCAACTTGATCTAGGTCTTTGTCGATGGAGACAATCCAGCCTCCATTGGTACTTGCTTCGATAGCCACTGCATCATCAGCTTCTTGACCTTCAACCAGTTCTGCACCAAGGCGCTGTAGATGGTTCCTGATAGCTTCGTAATGCACTGGCCTCTTAGCATCCTTACGATTCCCTTTGTATGGCTCAGTAACTGCAATGTCGTATCTAAAGTTTCCTTTACCAGTGATGTACGCTTTGTATTCATCACACTTGAGATCAAAGTAAACAATGTCATGGAGCAGTTCAGTTACACGAGCCAAGCAAAGAGCTTCATCGACATCCTCTGAGGCAAAACCAACGCGATAACAAAGGATGTCAGCGTCAATCAATGCCACAGAGGGCCGTGTGTCAGGATCAGAGACTTTCTTCTGTCTCTGGGACATAGGTGACCACTTGCGTGACCATGAAGTTCTTCAGCGATGGTGCTTTACCGTGTACCTTGCTCATCTTGTGCTCGTAAGAACCCACAACAGCAACCACCTTAGAACCGTTACCCAAGTCCTCTACAGCAATCTCTTTCATGTCTTCACCCACAGGCTTGAAGGCATACTTGGATTTACAGACAATATAGTTGCCCATAGAGTCTTTGTTCTTCACCTTGATACCCAAAGCAGTCAACTTAGCTGCATCGTTGTCTGAGATGTTACCGATAGTACATTCATACTTGTCGTTAGCATCGTTGAACTTAGTGTTGATGTTATTCATCCACTTAGTCCAGAACAACTCACCGTTGATTTTTGCTGGTTTCATCAAATCACTTGTCATTTCAAATTTCCTTTACTTGGTTAAAAATCGACCGTCTTTCCGATCTGTCATTGCAAGTATTGCCCCTCCATTTTAGCAATTCCTTGTGCTTCTCCCTCAATGTATTCAATAGCTGCAATAAGAACTAAGTATACATCGAGTAAATCCATTGTATCACTGTGGTGGATGATAAACGAATCGTCTCCAATATTTAACAGAATCTGTTGTTTTATCGCATCATCCTTAGTGGGTTTCACGCCAGTTTCTCCCTATTTTGTATTCCCCGTCTAGAGGACATCTTAGATTGTAGTGCAAACCAGCTTCAACGATTGACTGTCTAGCTGCCTGTCCCGCCTGTTCAGCGATTGTATCAGAACATTCAAACTGAATTTCATCATGGACATTAGCAACCATCATAACATTCCACTTATTCCTAGTGATCTTGTCATTGAATATAACTAACGCCTTCTTCATAATGATAGCCCCTGCGCCTTGAAGTAAGCTATTGAGTGCCGCATGTTCACTACGTACCCAAATCTTGCGACCATCGAGGCCCGGTACATAGCCTTCCTCCGCGTACCGTTGTACCACAGCACGTAGACGTTGGAGTGAGGGAGTCCCTTTAAGAAATCTATCGATAAGGCGCTGACCTTGAACACGAGAACCGCCGACGATGGAGCCGATCTTCTCCGGCCCTGCACCGTAGAGGAACGCATAGATGAACGTCTTCGCTTGATCCCTCGTTTCCAAACCGGCTGCACGTTGGTTGACCGTATGCACATCTGTGCCGTCTTTAGAGCTTCCCTCGGTGACTGTCTTGACATAATTTTCATCCTTCATGTAATGAGCCAACATACGTAACTCAAGGCCGCTAGCGTCACAACCAACAAGTACGTTACCATCTTCTACCGTCCAACATTGTCTGCATTCCTTTCCGTATGGGCTACCAGCATTAGGTATCTGAGCCATGTTAGGGCTGCTATGTGTCATACGACCTGTAACAGCACCATTGGTGATTACCTTACCGTGAACCCTACCGTCCTTACCTACTGCATCCATCCAAGACTCAACCTGTGCTACTCTCTTCTGTAGCATCAAGTACTCACGGATTAGCTCTGCTGTTTGTTTAAGCTCGTTCTTTTTCAATTCTTTCACAGATTTCTTTCATGAAAATAATGAGAGCATCCGGAGTGTATTCTCTCTGATATTGAGTACAACGAACAGTTCCTTTTACATTTCCTGCAATAGAACGGGTGGGTGTCCCTTCACGTTTTGGAGGAAATTCAGGAAGTTTGTCGAAAGGAAGTCCACAAATATACAGTTTTGTTTTTTTTCTAGCTACATGACCAAAGTCCCACTGATCTATTGTTACAGTGTATCCTCCAAAAGAGTCCAATCCTTCTGTAAACTCAGGTATTTCATAGTGTTTCCATAAACGAGAACCGTGAGGATGTTCTACAACTCCTCCGTTTTTTCTTACAAGCTCGATGCTAAATAAAGCAAGTTCTTTCTCATCAGGACGTGGTTTAGCCATGTGGGAAAGTCTACCCCAAGCTCGACAAGGAGGATGGGCTATTACAGGACTATTCCCTTTGTAATTTCTAGCATCTCTTTTTATATCATACACATCAAAAACAGACATGGTTTTATATGCGCTGTCTTCTCTTGCAAATAATACAGGTATCATTGTGAACACTCCTTAATAATCTGATCTAATGTTGTCTCATCGACAATAGGCTGTCCAGTAGGTGTGAACTTCTTAGGCTTCCATCCTAGCTCAATAAGTTTCTCACCGATTTGTTGTCTACTTGCCGGATTAAAGGTAATTGTCTCATCCTTAAGTCTTTTTCCTGTCTTCTCGGAATATCGTTCCTTGATGACGGGAGGCCACTGCTCTTGCATTCGCTCGTAGATTCCAGCCATTTTTCCTTTGAGGTCAGCAAGTAAGCACGTTGCATAGATTGTGTCAAGTTTGAAACCATTACGTTCTTGTTTAGCAATGATAGATGCTACTTGATGTTCGAGGGTAACAGACTCTTGAGAAAATCCTTTAGATTCGAGATCCCTACAAAGACGTACATAAAGATCCCGTAGAACAGCAACATCACGTAAGCAGTAATGCTCAAGCAAATCAGCAATAGGTTTATCGAAAGCCTCACCAGAGTATTCCTCGCGTCTTCCCATGATCCAAGACCAAACCGCTGCATAATCAATCTTCTCCTTTCCTAGCTCTTTTCCCCATGCGTCTAGAGAGTGTCCGTTCTCTCTCGTTGGTTCTAGCAGACGACTTACTACCAGAGTATCGTATGCTTTCTTCAATCCTATCTTCGTCCCCCACAAGCGATTCAAGATCGGAAAATCGAAGTTGATTCCATTGTGTGCTATCAAGAGAGTAGCCTTGTCTAGATAGTCGTTGAGGCCATTTGGATTTTTCCATACTCTTACATCCCCTGTGTCAACGTCCTGTGTGACTAGTAAATGGATCGTATCGTGTGCCAAGTTCGTCTCTATGTCGAGAGCAATTCTTTTCATTTTTGTCTTTCAAAAGCTTGTCAACTAAATCAATAACGCTTTGTTCGTCGGATAAAGAATCAGTATAAGTCCACATTTCATGGATTTCTTCTCGTTCTTTCGTAGATAGACTTACCCAACATCCGCTGCGCTCGGCATCATGGATGTCTTTCAGTTTTTCATAGTCGTTGATGAGTGTTTGATACTTCTCTTGTAGCTCATAGAACTTAGTCTCTAAGTCCATAAGCCTACCAACTAAGCGTTCGTAGTTGTCAATCATTGTTGACCTCTCTAGCCTTGAGCATTGCGTCTGCCATTTTGTAGGCTCGTCTAGCACACCAAGCAAATTGATCTTCATGTCTACCTTCGGTTAAGTCGCCCTCCATCGCCTTGGCAGCAAAGTAGTCACGCAATGTCATTCCTTGAAATGCCGCAGCATGACCACCCCCCGTATCTGGAAAAACTGGAAACGCTGGCCCACCTGTGTTCTTAGTCGTCATCATGCTTCACCTTCCTTTCTTTCACGATACCACTTGATAGCAGCTACCCAAGCAGCAGATACAGCAGGTTGTCCATGCCAAGGCTCATAGTCTAGACCGTAGTCCTCAGCCCACTTGAGATAGGCTACCTGAGTCTCTTCATCCCACATGTCTTTGATGTCGTGTTCGTTAATCATTCTTTACCTTTTCAAATGGAACAAATTAAACAACCTTGATCTTCATTATTACGCATCTTACCACCTTTTGATGTCCAGACACTCTTTCCAATCTGCTCACTAAGCCACATGACTTTTTTGTATTGCTCCCTACCAAAGTCATCATGTTGGAAGGCTTTCTCTTTAGTCTTATCACCAGCAGCCAAGCAAGGAAAGCATCCTACCCTATCAAAACCTTGTTTGTAAAGAGGGTTTTCTTCACCATTCAAGTATTCAAACACTTCTGCCTCTGTCCAG